CCGCCAAAGTGACCATGGTATTGACCTCGTATGGGGTCTTAGAGGATTCCCAATGTCCACCACCGACTACAGACAAGCCCGGATCACCCTTGTCACCTTTGTCCACTTGTTTCAGCCATGCCGGGTTATCATCTGACGGCTCGGTTGTCGTTCCGTTATCATCAACGCACAGCCACAAAGCCCCGTTATGTGACACCCGGTTATAGTAAGCATACTTACCTGCGGTCCATTCACCTTTGTCCAACGGAACACGCACTGTCTGTCCGGTGATCTCATCCACCTGAAAGATAAGCCCGGTCATGATAATGTTTTGAAGAACGGCCGAGTAATTGTCCGCATTAATACCGGCTACAGTCATGCCTTTTTTCTTGCCGAACCAGCTCTTCATCTGCGCCGGTTCCGGGTCCCAAGTGTTGGCATTGTCAAAGAATGTAATACAGTTGTTTCCGTTGACTGAATCAATAAGTATATAAGTCTGACGTTCCGGGTCCGTAAAATTACCTGTTTGTGCCAATACCATCTGCTCGGCAGGTTTCCAGTCAGAATGCCCCGGACGGGGAATGACAGTAAACTTCTTGGCTGTATAATCTGCGGCAGTCACCCGGAATTTCATCTCTTCAAAGCCATTCAGCTTGCCTTCGCTATTCTTAGTCACAAAATAGGTGGTAAGGATATCATCAACAAACTGGCTCAATCCGTCCGCGTCCGTCAGATCGGGAGTGATGGTGTAGGTTCCATCGCCGTTATCCACGTATGACAATACGCTACAACCGCCACCGGGGGAGTTTACCATACGTCCTTTGAAATAAGTTGTACGGTTAAAAGCTATTTCAGGAACAAACAAACGCTTACGAAATACACCGCTTTCCATTTCAAGATTGCCCTTTTCGTCTATGTATCCACCTGATACACCAGTAACGAAATCACCGAACTTGGCATATTTCTTAATCAAGACTCCGCCCAGTAAGGATAACAGGAAATTAGTAAAATCCTCCTTGTCCTTCCGCACGAATATCTCTTTCAGCTTCTCCTCACTGTTCTCTATCTCAGTCATTACACGCAATGCGCTCATCACATCCTCATCGGTGTAGGTGACATTCTTGTCACCCTGCTTTACGATGCGGTTTATCAGATTTCCGGCTATCTTAAGACCTTTGAGGTAATTAATGATCCCTTGCGCATCATCATCGTTCAATGCGGATAAGAACCAGTCAAGCACAGGCGTATTCTTATCCAGCGTGTATGCAGATGTGGCATGGTCAGCGTTAGTGACATCTCCCCCTCCGCCACCACTGCCGCCACCGCCGTTCTGCTTTATCTCTTCAACCTCAATGGAGATCTTGCTAAAGTTGCTGTTGATGCGGTCTGCCGTTTCGCTCCAAGTTCCTGTTTTGTTTATTGTATTAAGCTCCATATATCCTGTTCCACTTTTACCATTCCGCATCCGGATGCACTTCAACGGACAGATAGTTCATTATTCTGATGATTAATTTTCGTATCATAAATATATGTTTTGAGTGTTACTGATAACTTTCCGAGTTACCCTACAACAAGCACTCCGTTGTTTACCCTTGCCCTGCTAACAAGACATGAGTAGTCATAATCATTTTTAGAGATCTCCATACAATCTTGCAATACATCAGACTTACTTACTCCTGCTAATATTACATTTGAAAAAAGACTATTAGTGAAATGTACGGTATCTACACGACCTAGCAACAAATTCTTATCGCTTGCGAATATGACATTGTCAAAATTACATCTCGCATTGTCCAATGTATTGTCTGCAGAAACAAATATGGCTGTTGTAGGGGTGAAGCTTTCGGGCATTTCCCACTCTATTACAGAATTACATATCTTTAGGCTTTCAATAGCTTTGGAGTCCGTAACTGACTTATAATACAACGAATACCCAACTTGGCGTGCGGCATCGGTCACCTTTATTTTGATTCTTGCATTTATCAGTTCTATATCTTTGATTTCTGTTCCGCCAACTAACAGTCCGTTATTGCCAATGTTTTGGACAATCGTTCCAAATACCGTGCAATATGTAATCTTATTTTCTAGGCCAGTACTTCCCCTTAAGGAGCCTGAATCTTTTAATGTAATGTTATAAACATGTACGTGATTTACCAGAGACGTATCTCCTATAACAGATCCACAACCCTCCACATAACAATTCTCTATATACCAATTGGAGTATTCCATAGTAAAGCCTCCATTATGCCCGGAAAATGCAGAACCTAGCTGACCGGGATTTATCACCCTACAATTGGCGCATATCAAGTCTATATTTTCCGACAATCCTGAAGATGTCAAAAAATGAAATTGATATCCCTGCGCTCTGGATGATTTTGTCTCGCAGTTCAAAAAATATGACTCCTTGAAAACAACGCCATGATGCTGATGGTCCATAAATGTGCAGTCTTCCCAAAATATATTATCCCCAATGACAGCCACTCCATCCCTGCTTCCGGAACCTCTTAATGTCAGATGGCGAAAATCAAGACAGGACACATCACTACCAATTAACATTTTCGAGAAGAATCTGTTAGCTTCTATTGTGTGATTTTCTGGAGAATCAGATAATGATATATAATAATAACAATCCTGTTCAGACCATCCATCAACATATTTACCGCCACTGAACCAAGATGATTTATCAGCATGGGCATCAAGATAGGTCATTGCCTCTGCTTCTTCCATGGAATTAGTGTCATACACGCTGCACATCCTTTCTCCATCCAAATACACCTGATTCATTCCGCGGTCCGCCACAGCCTGATAAGCATGAACTCTACAACGATAGATATGATTATAGCCCTCCACCTTTTCCCAGTCTGTTAAAACAGACAGATAATTTATAATAGGATTTTTCCCAAGACCATATGCAGATATCCTTATATTTTGAAGGTTACTTATTAATGAGAAATCATCTCTGAACTCACTCCCTCTCTCTATTAATAGCACGTCACCGTCAGTCAATGATGAAAATGCTTTGTGCAAAGTTTTAAATGGCTTGTCACGTGTGTTACCGGGATGCTCATCAGAACCTTGTGAAGAAAGATAATACGTATTGCCATTTATCTGCCTGTCAATTTCCTCTCTTTTGATAAGGAACCTTGATTCTGCTGATAACCCGTGATATGGACGGGCATCATTAATAGAATGGGATAAGCCGTTCAAAGCTTCGAATACAGCACCGCTGCTTACCGGACCTGTATTCCCTGATTCTATTTCTTGTTCGGTCTTTATTACAACTCCAAATATCCCTTGGGCTTTCCAGATTACCCCACTAGGATTATGGGCGGGTGATATGCAAAATCTAAAATACTTACAAGATGGATATGAGGTCGCATCAAAAATATTATTATCACTATCAATTTGAACAATTACATCTGCGTTTTCGGACGGATCGGAATAGACAAAAAAACGATAGATCTCATAACTGCCTGTTGTAGGGAATATAATTGTGACAGGAACAGAATTGTCAAAAGGTATAAAATCTGTAATTGTATTATAACTGGCATATGTTACCTTTCCGCTTGCGTTCAAACCGGAATTTCTCTTGGTTTCCGGCAAGGTTATCTCTTCAATTGGGCTTGTCAAATTTTCAAGCCGGGAAACGGAAGCCTCTATAGAATCTATTTGCCCTTTATCTATTCCTGTTTCTATCTCCATGCCGAAAAGTCCTTCGGCCACCCACGAGTCAACAGATCGGGGAGTATAACTAAATCTAAAATAGATACAATCCGGATATTGTTTTGCGTCAAACTTATTATTTGACAAGGAGACAGTATGAATTTCGGATGCATTTTCACTGGCTTCATTATAAACTAGGACTTTTAAAAGAGTCTTATCACCTGAGGAGGAAGTAAGAGTAACAGGTTCAGAAGGATTGAATCTTATAAATTCCACACATGCTACTGAAGATGAAGATGCCAATGCCCCACCATCATTTATACCATAACCATCTCTAAAATAAGATGCAGGAAGCTGCAATTCTTTAATCTTGTTAAAGCTATTACTGATAAGCTCTACATTGCTCTGTAATTCGGTATAAGAGGAGCCGTTTTTTGACACAAAGTTTGCAAGAATTTCCTCTTTACTGTAGTAATCTCTTAATTTGATAGAAGGATTCAGAGTTGTACCACCTTGTATATAAGCTGTAGGCTGCGATTCCTGTATAACAATCATGCCATTATAGGCATTCAACTTAAAATCGTCTGGCTGTGAAGTACCAATATGCCACGAGTAAACTATTTCACAGTCCTCTGAAGCATTATAGGGAAATGGGACTTGACTTGATGTAAGTCTCTCATAATGCCCATTACTGCGCCAAATACTCACATAGTTAGGTTTTGAGATAAACCAATTTTTCAGAATACCGTTTTCACCGACATCAGTTGAATAACCGCATTGTAAAGTATCACCTGACTGCAATTTGATTCTGATTGTCGAAAGATATTGTGCATAGGAATCTGTATTTTTAAAGACTCCATTTGCATCATATATACCAATAGTACCTCCGTCCCATTTGTTAACCGAAAATTGAAGACTTGCTATTTCATCAGTTCCGTTGCCTATCTTTTCTTCTAACTCCGACAGTCCCGTAGTCAGGTCTTTGCGTGTATTCGGATTAACCACCGCATCGGTTGTGGTTGCCGGGTAAATGGTTTGGCCACCTTTGGTCAGCTTATATATTTTTGCCATAATAAATCTCCTATATTTCTAGATTAGTAACTGTTTCTTCTTCCTCTTCCGGTGGCAAAGGAGGTACAAAATCACTCAGCACATCTTCATACTCATTATCCGACAATGGGAACGCCTGAATTGTATTATATGCGGCATAATCGGGATAAGATGTTATTTCCACCGTGCTTTCATCGGTTTTCCCGGTAGTCAGTACGATTCCTGTGTCTTCAACGGAAACAAGGTTGCAGATGCCATCCTGAAAGTCGGAATCGGATATGAAGTATTCACGTTTTACTTTCAGCATACCGGGGGAGAAACAGGGATTGTCGAAAGCGACAAGCAGGTTGCCGTCTTCCATGCGGCTGCAACCCACATACTCATGCCCGTCAAAGGAGGCTACGAACTTTCCCTTGAACGGATTGAAGTAAGTAAACCGGAAGGGAGTATTCACATCCCCGTTCAAGTTCTTCTCTATGATTTTAAAATCGGACTGATAATTGATTCTCATAACTATAATATTGATGTTACATCGTCTATCTCCTCGGCTGTCAGGTATCCGTCCAAGTCAACACTTCCGCCACCTCCTGTCGTGCCAGTAGAACTCCATTTTCCCTTTGTCTCGCATTCATATATAGGACCCGGTATGGTGTCACCCACAACAGCCCAGTCACCTACAATTGGAGATGGTACAGCGGCTTCCAGTGATTCAAGAGTAGGGAACAACCCCTTGTTGCGGATGCCGTTCTGCTTGACTTTTTCCACTTCGGTAGAAGTCTTGCTAAAGTTGTTGTTAAGACGGTCTGCCGCCTCACTCCAAGTTCCCGTTTTGTTAATAGTATTCAGTTCCATATCACTTCACTTTATTTGGGCAATTGGTTTTGATCCCATACAATCTCAGAACCTTTAACCATAATTATGCGTCCTCCCATTATCTGGGTCTGATATATATAACCGTCACTTCCTTTTTGCTCCGCGACCATACTATCCGGGCGGAAATATAATCTATCACTGCTAGAAGGATCGAACATGGAAATATTGGGAATCATCCCTCCAAGCCCGTACTGTAGGGAGATACTGAACAGTTCTTCCTCATTATAATCATACATTCTGATAGACGGTACGGAATACTCATCCTCAGGGGATATTACGATCTTGTAACCATTGGATGATATGACATTGACAGTACCACTAAACTCTCCCTCTCCTTTTATCCAGATATTGCCATCCTCATCAATTTTAAAATTGCCGTTAGGTGACTTTACATTTTTAAAGATTCCGCTTTCCGCATTGACTTCACCTCTGAACTTACCACCTAGAGCATAGATATATCCTCTCAAAAACACATCACCGCCATGAGTGGCAACGAAGTTCGCCATGTTCGCCCATTCCGCATCTGTGGGCTGGTAATTAGGATCATTACGGAACCTCATTACAGTCAGAACCGCCTGTTCAAGTTTTCCTCCTGCCCAGAACGCCACATCATCATCGTCATTGTATATGCCACTAACTCCGGCTGTGACCTTCTGTAACTTGCCATTCTTGTAATTACCCAGTTGGATCATATTGGCAAGAATCAGACCACCAAGAATATCCACAGAACCATCCTTGATCGCACTGGCGATATAATTGATTGACTGGAAACCGGCTGTTGCCTTGTCGTTGTCAAGAATTGAAGGCTTCCAGTCAGTAGCGATGGTTCCACGCTCTAACTGAAGGTCACAAACGGTTGCGGTACCACTGATAAGAAATATACCACTGCCATTGAAGGTGATCTTATGGGTATATCTCTGATAAGAGGATGTGAGAGGTTGAGAAACACTGAAAGAACCGCACGAAACAGACACAGACGTACCCTTTGCTTTATAACTGATAACATAACTTTCTCCTTTAATCAATGATACGGACTGGGACAAACTACCGATTGCAGCAGAGTACCCGGAGCCGGCATCACTGTCCGCAGATACGGTAGCCACTCCCGTCCAATATTCCAGTTGCTTGCTAAAAAGTTCGGTATCCGCCGATAGCTCGGTAGCGGCAGACAGGTCCTCTGTTTCATAATCTCCCGTAAACCCGGAATTGCGCAACAGATTGACACTGCCAACGGCGGCATTGTCTATCGCATCCTTGGCCTCTTGGGCAAGATCTGCCGCCGCCTGTATCTCATCCGGCAAGCCTTCCATATTCTTCCATCCGGTGGAGCCTTTTTCGATGTGGAACATACCCTTGATATCAACACCTTTATCCTGAGTGTATTCCATGTAAGTGGTACGGTCCTTGTCACCAATGTACGTATCTCCGTACACCTTCATCCGGGCCTTGCCGGTAGATTTGTCAAAATCAAAAGAAATGACATCTTTCCCGGTCAAGGTAAAATCATTAATACCCTGATACATGATGATGGACGGAGAAACTTCGTTCACCGAAGAGAGAATTATCGCCGCCTGTCGGGTAATATCGGTCTTATGGCCCAATCCCACGATATCATCACCTGCCACCGGAACATCGTTCTCGACATTAGGATCACACACGGTCTTGGACAGGTCTATATAATTCTCACCTACTGCTGTGACCAACCGCCAGTAATAGCGGTTGCCGACATGATGCGAAATGCCTGTCTTGATATTGCACTCCTGTGCGATGGCGAGAGATCCCGGAGTAAACTGGTTCTCTATCTCAATTCCGTCTTCCTCTTCCTTGAAATAACAACGGTAGACATCATCCAACTCATCCACACGGTTGCATTTCATGCCTGCATGGGAAATCACCTGCTCGCCACCCACATACGTTTTCTTCTTGACCTCAAGCTCGTCAAAAACGGCTTTGACCTTGACATACAGATAATCGACAACAGCCTGTGACATACCGTTCTCAAGCACAGTAATTCCACTACCGTTCTTACCAATCAAAAGACCTTTCAAAAACGTGATCAGCTCATTGGCGATATCTTCTTTATCTTTACGAAGAAAGTATTTGGAAAGTTCCTCTATATTTGCACCTCCCGATATGGCAACAACCCTGTCCTTATTGGTCCTTATGTAAATAGAAGGATTATTATCATCATTATGTATGTATATCTCTCCCTCATTCAACCCTTCCAGACGCTTTTCAAATGACGGGGATATTTCCGGTATAATCGGATTTCCTTCATCATCCGTTTCCGAACCGTACCACAATATCTTTATAGGATGATTCCTAGCCATGATTACACGTAATTTTCATTAACAAAAGCAGCTTTCGCCTTCTTATATTTCAACACATCGTCCTCTTCGGGATCAGTTAGTAAAAACGCGATTCCTGAAGAAGAAGTTGCGATCTCAGTTTTGCCTCCGATCCCAGCAATATCGTTTTCTCTAGGGCGTAAAGTCACTTTATATATAAACATCTGTTTCTTACCTATTGTATCAATCTTTTCCGGAACAGAATCCCCTTCCCGTACAAACAAATTACCGTTTATGCTGACGTGAGAAAGGCAAAGTACCTTATTTATAAACTCCGCTATATAATACGGAACGCCACAACTTGTCCCGAAAACAAAATCAAATGTTTTATAAGGGAGAGAATACATTTCCATTATCTCCTGCTTCTGATTCACAAACTGTTCGTTTTCAACTTTCAACTCCACCCCATCCGGCTTGAATCCTCCTATTATTCTGAACTGGAACATCTGCCGGACCTCATCAATCCAGAATATATTATCAAACGCAGAATTATTATCTTTATGGGAATATTCAATCAGAATAGAATCACCTATATTCTCACACACGCAGAACTCCTCACATTCTTTATCGCCTATAGTTACTGTATATATCCCCTCCGAAGGAGATAATGAGGCATAATACATCTTAATGCTTTCATTTACATCATAAGTGAGCAGTGTTATCTTGGAGGAAATATTGCCGATCTTATCATTCAAATAAGCTGAAGGTTTTTCGCCGTTATCACAAAAGATTTGCAGCAGGATGTTGTCTGACACAGAAAATACTTGTCTGAAACATCCTGCATTTGAATATTTATATTTCAGCGGTTTAAAGAATAACGGACAAACATCTCCGATTGATATCATAGTCTTTTCGTAATTTTCTAGTAACTTGTGACTTCACACGCTTTCATTGCAAATATAACAATTAAAATTTGAATCTTTATAACGAATTAAAATTTTTCACGATCAAAGTTACCTTTGAACTTTGTGATTTTGTAAAATTGTAATCAGCCTGCTGATAATATCCCTGTACAACTTTGCCTTGGTATTCCAGTTCAACAATTCCTGTAAGATCTTCCGGGAGTTCCACATCCGAAGTCTCAAATTCCACCTCCGCCACAGTAAACATCCTTTTTGAAAGAATTATATCCCTACTTTCCCCCATTCCATCAATACCCACATCACTATTACCATCTGATGACGCAAAAGTAAGCATCTCAACAGATGAGCCGATGTATGCTTCATTGGCCAAAACCATAGAAGAAGGGGAAAACATGGCATTGAACATTGTGTCAGGGCTGAGAACGCCACCCATAAGATAATCCCTGTTCAATATATACTTAAGTCCAGATGAATCAGATTTCACCCCTACCATAAATAAATCAGTGTCACTTTCGTTGTCTGTAGTATCTTCACCTATTTTGTCAGCAAGGAACTCTATGCCGTATGCGTCCGCACGGTATGGAGATATCATTTCAAGGCTATTGTCCGTCATGGTCACGCCTGTGGTATATTCATTCGTAAAACGGAACTCATCCTTTCCATTAGCCGTGTCGTAATCCTGTTTGTCAAAGCCTGTCCGTATCCGAGAATACACCAATGCAGAATTAACCTTCATCTCATAATCAGATAAATCATCTATCCTTTTGACAACATCATCCGAGAAGTATTTGCTTCTATGCCGGAAAGTTACTGTATTCCCGGATATGTCGTAAGCATAACCAAACACGTAACTCATCCAGTTTGCAAATTTGGTGAAGGATGTATATATTTTGGCTCCAGGAATCTTACGGGCTGATTCAGCCGCCAAGAGCATACAATTATCAAGCCTTCTGTCTCCTGTCCCCTCAATCACTCCAGTCAAACCATCTTTCTCTCCATTAATACTTTTAAGCAATCTGTTCAGCAATGTATCGGGCTTTATAACATCCATCTCAACAGGGTTTATTCGATTTTTCCATGATGCTTTAAAATAACTTGATGTTGATACTTTGTATGGCAAATCCGGCAATACAGGTACAATCTCTTCTTTCTCATTGACATACATAGCTCTCACTATTATTTTATCATTATGCAAAAGACTTATATTGTACGATTCCGAAACCTTCTTTTCCACTGGCGTTTCTGATTCTGTCGTAAGTTCAAAACTTCCTATCACCGTTTCCGTAGTCACCGCTTCCCCATTACTGTCAATCTCATTACTTATCTTCATAATCTGGAGCCTCACACCTCTTACATCATATCCCAAAGCACCAGACTGATATTTCCTAAACACAAACATATCAATATTAAACTCTATATTTATCCTAATTGATTTCAGGGCCTTTATCGAATATACATCATCACCACCTACTGTTTGATCATTAAATTCAAGAGACCCCTTTATTAAGGAATCACTGGCAGTTATATATATTGGCATTGGTGACATTTTCTTGCTGAAATAAACATTAATAAGAGTGTCATCGTCTTCCAATGTATCACCTGTAGGAATCCATTTTGCTGATTCTGAAAGTTCAAGTCCGTCATAAACAAGAGGAATGGGGCTTTTCACCTCTTCGACCGAATATTCATATTGAGTTCCTTTTTTTGACTTTATCATGGACGCCACGCTATCATCCACGGCATTTATCTGTAAGATACGACCATTATCCTGCAATGTAGAAAAATTGAGAGCGCAACTAAACCGTTCATTATACAACCAACTGTTATTTCTTGTACTTATTATTATTGAGGCAGAAGCATTCAAATAATCTTCATCATATTGTTTTAACAGCAATTTTCTGGCATCCCCGGCAAAAGAAAATTTGTTGGAAAATGTACGGATAACACCGTCATAGTCATTTCTCTTGAAACTAGCCTTCACCTCGTCCCAATTTTCAAGATCATCAGTAACCCTGTACTTCAGACCATTTATAAGTAACTCACATCGATAATACATAATTATTTCATTTTACGATTCAACCCATCGATTTCGTCACATGTCTGCCTTACAAGACAGGCATAAGATCCGGCGGTCCATTCTTTCAGATTGATATACATCTTATTATACTTCCCAATAGCGACAACTTCATTTATAAATCCACGTTTTGTAGGCTTCTCCTTCAGTTCCTCATTCTTTTCCTTACTTATCTTATCCAAATCATATTGTGCACGGGAATTTAATGCGGATATTCTAGCATTCATAGCCATTACATCACCTTTTTTACACGAATAACCTATCTTCATCAGAATATCACGCACCTCATCATACATTTTCAACTTCATCATGTTCTCACATGCCTTCATGCACTCCACAGTCATTGCAAGATTCATACGCTCATTACAATTCAATATCTCAGAGAACAACTGTTTGCTCCCGACAATTTCTACATAGTCATTGATAATTTTTGCCGATACAGCCCCTTTGTCCTCACCGTCAAATTCAATAGTATTGCTATCATTGGTATAAATCTCTATAAAAACGGACAAGGGAAGTTCATATATGTCACTTGTATACCTCATAATCAGATACTTTTTGAAAATTGCTGATAATTGTTTTCTCTTATCGCCTTGGCTAATTTTGCAAATCCTATCTGCTGTGATTTTTCCAGATGCCCTATCTTTTTCTCCAGTTCACTATAATCATTAACTATTGATACAGGAGGAAGATCGTTTTCGCTTCTATATGCCATAAGACCATCAAAATCATTTGCATGAGCCTTTATCCTGTCCATATCCACTGCATAAGGTATAACCTTCGCACCTTTAGGGATGTCAACCAAAGTAGGGACAGACGGAGTAATATACGCTCCTTTTTCAGTAACGATTGTTTCAGGGACACCACCATCACCCACTACAGCCAATCCGCCTTTATGCGAATCAGTACCCTTGGCATACTTCGGAATAGGGGTCGCTATAATAGTAGCAAGCTGTATCGCTCCCATAGCACCTAGAGCAGCTATCATAGGTATTGCAGCAGGGAAGCCCAATTGTTTTATCGTCTGCAAAATACCACCTGCTATCTGTATAGCCGCCTCAGCTATACTGGTAGCTTTCTCAAACTTTGCCTGTTTTGTTCTTAATGCCGCTTTTTTCTTCTCCAATTCGGCATTCTTTTGTGCCGTTTTATCTTCCGCCGCACGTTTACGCGCTTCGGCTTCTTCAGTTGTTATAGCGCCTCTTTCTTCTAAAGCCTCTATACGGGAAATTTCCTCTTCACCAGCTTTCTCATTCGCTTCCTGTTCAGCCTCAACAGCTTCAATCTGGCGATCATAAATGGATGATATCATTTCACCAATTCCACTAACCATAGAAGCCCACATCTCGGTAGTTCTTCCCATCTTCTCACCGTCTGTAAGTTCTTTCCAAACACCCGATATCTTATCAGACATAATACTGAATCCCTTATCCATCCCATCAAATATACCGGCAAACGGGCTATCGATATCCGATGCAAGATCTTTCAATGCAGAAGAATAACCTTTCAACACTTCAAAATTCCTTCGTGTGATATCCTGTTGCTCTTCCGCTTTTTTCAACTGATCATCCGCATTTATAGAACCTATCTCTGCTTCCATAGCCTTTATGGATTCTCTCAGCATTTCAATTTGTTGCTTGCTTACCACGCCCGATGCTTCCGCTATCTCAATCATTTTTTCAGCAGCATCTATCTGTATCTGTAATTGCTCGTTTGCGGCTTTCCGCTCCAGTTCACGCATGGCTTCATCGTATTCTTTTCGCGATAGCAGCCCTTTTGAATAATTTTCTGTTATAATGTTTTCAAGTTCCTTATATCCAGTACTTGTAGCTGCTATACGGAGAGATGATTGTTCCTCTTCCAGTCTGAGCATCTCATCAGTATACTTTTTCTTTTCCTCGATCCTTTTTTTCTCAGCCTCTGCCAACTTCTTAGCATATTCCTCATTCTCTTTCGCTATCTTCTGCATTCTCTCTTGACCCAACATTTCCCGAAGTTTGTTCTCTTCCTCAGAATATCCCTTTACAGCTGCTATCTGGTCTTTATATTCTTTCTCTATGGCAGCAAGATTACGTTCATGCTCATCTTTAATGAGAGAAACGGACAAGTCAGCCATTTTATTCCTAAGATTCTCTATGTATTGCGCTAAATCATCTGCGGCTTTTGATGTTTTCTTAGGATCAAATAAAAGATCGTCTATATTAACCGAATCAGCTAATTCTTTAATTTCATTTTCTACTTTTTTTAATTTGTCATAAACCTCATCAGCTTCTTTCTGAAATTTTGTCGCTTTTACGGATTCAGGTAAGGCAAAAAGAAGTGGACCTTCATTCGCCTTTTCTTGATATTTTAATGATGCTTCTGAAGATTTTCTTATCAATTCGTTATATTGGGTTTGTAAAGCAATACGCTCTTTTGCTTTTTCTACCATAATATCTTCTGTAGCGCGTGCTTTTGCAACAGCAACTATAGAAGCTGCTAAGTTTATATAACTATCGGAAGCATTACCTACGAGAATATTTTCATCTTTTATATTATTAAAATATGTCGGATATTCTCTTTTTAACTCTTTTACGGCAGTCAAACGTTCTTTCATTGGTCTTTCAAGATTTGTCGCTGCTCTATATAAGATATTCAATCTTACCGCTTCGTCCTGAGCATTTTTAGCCCCATCAAGTTGGGCCTTATTGAAATCTTTTTGCAATTCTTCCAAAGCATCCAACTCTTTTCTCGCATCAAACAGGCTACCCACCCATTTGGTTATCTCACCTCCATAACTCGATAAAAGAGTTATCCCAACAACTAAAGCCGTCTGCCAACTAAGAAGGGAACTCAATACCTGTTTAAATACAGGTGTAGCAGTCTGTCCCGATTTCTTAAGAAGTTCATATTCCACCCTTGCTTTCTTTAACTCATCAATAAATATAGGAAGGTTATTGGATATGGCAAGAAAGAAAGTATTGGCACTAACAGACAAAGCCGGAAGTTCTCTCGCAATCTGTTGTATGGAAACATTAAGGCCATTCCAACCAGAAGCATAATTACCCACATTACGTTGGTAATTGCCCATCTGTGCATCTATATCCTTTAATTGTTGATTCAGCTTGCCGATATTGTTCAAGATATCCATACCTTTTGCTCCCTCGCGTGCAGCTTGTGAAAGGTTATAATATTCCTTTTCCAACTGAAGCATTGAAGCCTTCATCTCGTTATAGCTTCCTGTAGTGGCAATCGCTACCTGTGTATGATTTCTCAATATCGCCAAATATTGTTTATTCTGCTCTGTCAGCGTGCGTAACTGGGATACCGTAGCATCTCTTTTGGACTTGTATTCCTCTTCGCTGATAGCACCTTTCTTATACTCCTTCGATAATTCCCTCAGAGATGTTCTTAAGGCTGAAATTGTTTCTTTGTTATCACTTAATCTACTGTTCAATTCGGAGGCTTGTGTATCAAAAGCCTTTACCGTCTGACGAATTGAATCAAAATCAGCAGCAGTCATGGATATTTTCTTAGATGCCTCTTGGAATGAAACAGAAGCAGTTTCCGCATCCTGTGACACGTTCTTCAAGTCTTCGGAAGCACCTCTCAAATTTACTTTTACTTCCGTTATCTTGTCTGCCAATGTATTCAATGGTTTGGTAAGAAGCTCTATCTTACGGGAAATATCGGTCAATAACTTTAATTGACTAGCCTGTAATTCAGACAACCTATTTTGAGAAGCATATAATTTGGTAATTGTAGCATTATAACTGTCAACTTTAGACTGGTATTCTCTTAGATTACCCGGCTTAAAATTTATGCCATCACTTAATTGTTTTGTGAAATTCGCATATTCGGAAGATGTGGTTTGAATATTAATCCTTATCTCATTTAACTTCTTAACGATGTTAGGATCAATCGCATCAGTAATTTTAAATTCTGCTCCTGCCATGGTCTTTTCGTAAGTTTTGGGTAGTGCATGACTTCATGCTCCTTCTAAGAGCAAAGATAGTGATTTTATTGATATTATGAAGATAAGGAAATAAAAAAGGGAGAAGCAAAAACTTCTCCCCGTGAAAAATAATTTATTTAAATTACCAATCATCATTTTCATTGCCCACAAGACCATTCTTCACAGCTTCTTCTATTTTATCCATAATAACATTGGAATATGCATGAGCCATAATCAATGCTTTAGACGATGTTTTCTTTGCCTTATGCTGATCTTTGGGGCTGAAAGGATAACATGTTTCTATACCCCATTTTTCTGTTTTCTTTGTCGTGTCCGCAGGCTGTCCTGTTGTACCAGCAGAAAAAGCCCCCATCCATCCGCCTCCGATGTTCTGCTCAACCTCATAATATTGAAGCGTATATGTAACACGAATTTTTTTATCTTTAATATCAACTTTTATAACAGGGTGGATGTTAACATTATAAGCTGTCATTCCTCCAATATGTTGGGCGATCCCTCCTACAAATCCTTTAGCAATAATTACTCCCGCATCCTTATCATTCAATTTAATTACTGAGTTCGCATCGTTAAAAGATTCCGCAAACCAATGGTTTAAAGTAATATATAACTGCTCTTTAGTCTGTTCCCCACAATTAATTATCTGCTCATAGGTCAAACTCTGATTCTTATCCAATACCAATGAAGAACCTAAATTTTCAGCCGCATCCACCCACTTATCACCATAATTTTCCTTTGCATATTTTTCCAATTCTTCCGCTCTCATTACTTGAGCACTCAGATTCATACTGAATAATGAAACAATCATTAAAAATAATACTTTTTTCATATAGTTATAATAATTTGGTTATTTTCAGCAAAGTAATATACTTTTAAAATCAAATCAAAACATTACGACATATTTGTTTACAATTTAGAATACTGTCTAAATAAATTACAAACATAGCATTTCAATCTTCATGTTTAAATTTCACCTTCTCACTTCTTTTCCCAGTGCATACAATCAGTTTGAGATGTTTGCCGTATATCCGTTCAAGTCTATTATTTTGTTCTTCCATTTTTTGAAGTATAATTTCAAGTTTATCTATTGTTTTCATAGTCTTTTAAATTATGTTGCGAATCACAACGTCAACGGATGTAAAGAGTCTGCCCACCTCGTAAGCAAGGTGGGAAAGACTTATTAATATGTAAAATCTAAATTAGGCTATCTTCATCAATTTTCCGTCAGAACGTTTGCCACCAAACAGGTAATTGATGTATGCAAGCCCTTTCTGTGTGCATAGCACAACCATCACGACAAAGCCCGGATGATTATCTCTTGGGATAGGCTTTTCTTTCATCTCAAAGTAGCCTGCATCAATATATTTCTGTTTTGGCTCATTCCTGTTAGCAAAGAATACTCCTGCTTCACGAAGCTTCTTGAACAAGGTATTTCGTCCGAATGGTAAGCCGAGTATCTTGGCATCCTGTCCTATATCACATTTGCCTTCCATCGCAAAGGCTTTGTCGGCAAAGTCAGCTTTGGGCTGGAGCTTCTCTATCTTAGCATCTTTCTGTTCGATTTGCTTTTTCTGTTGCTCCGATTCAATACGCATCCGTTCTTTCTCCTTTTCAGAAGCTACCAAAGCCTCCAATGCTTCAATGTAGGTGCTAGGAGTTTGAAAATTCCCGTTTTGTTTGTCCCTTTCCAATTCTTCCCAACGATCTATAATCTTTTCCCTGAGTTTTGCATCGTATCCGCTGGCAAGGATTAGGCAACCTTTCTTTGTAAGTTCATAACAAGGTCTTTTCTCACCCTTTTTATCGGTGTATTCAACCTCCACAAAATTGTGGGCGTTTACTCCTTGATTAAGTAAGTTTCTGATGTCACGTAAGATAGCATCATGTCGCTTTCCAGTGAGTTCAGCTATTTCAAGTGAACTCATCGTTTCTTTGTATAAAATTAAATCTGTCATAACTTGTAGCATTTAAAAGTTATTTATGAAGGCAATAGGCAAACAAAAAGCGGTTACCATATACGCTGCTACAAGTTGATAGTCTACCCCGAAGAGCACACAATAACTTACGTATAGGCAACCGCCAATATCCTAAAGTATGAGCATAAAAAATACCCATATAAAATATGAGCAACTTAACCGCTTGCTCTGCGAGATAGATAATTCTATCAACTTGTAGCACTGCAAAGGTACGCAAACTTTCTTATTTCCATGATCATGCAGCCATTAAAGATTTAAACTTATTCAGAAAATACACCTGACCTTTACCTGTAACGTAACAGGTATGTTTTATAAAAATGGGATTTTCACCCGATACTATCGGTCTTTCTTTCACGAAGAACAATCCCATTTCTGCCGCCCTCTGTGTAGGCATATAGTCATTTATATATTTATTCTTCGATCTGCTGTATCGCTGCCTTCTGATAAGGAACTTGTTCTCTACCATCCATTCATAAAGCCTTATTTCTCCAATCTTATATCCGTTTTGGGTGATAAGTTTCGCAAGATCTCCTATGAGAATATTGGTAGACGAGCTTGTTACACATTCCGTGAATACTACGGCTGGCTTTGCTTCCTCTATGTCGGGATTGTTAATCATTTGCTCCAGGGTTGGCTGCGTGGCGGTCATGCCGTATCGCATCAACTCATCAAGTTTTTCAGTACACCACAGTTTCAAATCAATGTCTAACCATTGACAGAAATCAACTACTATTAATCTGTGCATCCAAGTACCACCTCCGTTATGTGATGAACCTGCCTTTGATATAACTAATTGATTTTCAGAAATACCATATTTTCTTGTAATTGCGTTAATTAATTGATTTGTAGCAGGTAAGGACAAATAATCATTGTGCCATTATTCACTCCTGCTTTCCTCCCTTATACTATCCACGCTTGGAATTGTATAAAAAGAAAGTTCCGTAATAGGTGCAAGCTACTACGGAACAGTCATATATAAACTCCAATAGGAGAATATTTAATCAACATCAAGTAACGCCTTGCACTTGTTACATATACAAAGGTAAATGATGTTTTTATCTTATACAATGGTATGAATATTAAACAAAAGACAATATCAATTAATAGTAATACTAAGTAACGCATAGTAATATATAGTAACGCAATTATTAAATATTACATTCACAATTTAGACAAAATCTAAATTACAACATAAATGATAGTTTTGTTTTTCAATTAAAAAATAAATATCTTTTCGCACAAGACATTTGAGGAAAAATCAATATTTACATTGGGAGAACATTGGGATATTTTCGGTAATACAATTTAGTCAATGTAGATTTAAGGCTGTTATAGTCTTTGATAAAGCCTAAATCTATCCATTGAGCTATCTGTAATTCTAACTCATATAATTCGCGGATTTTATCTTCATCGCCAATCTTATTACGCATTTCTGATTCATGTTTGCCATAAACTATGATGTTTGGATACTTGGCTAAGTCCTTAATCTTTTTCTGGAATATATCCCCAGGGAGTATTGAACAAACGGCATGACACATAGCAGGATAAGCATCTCCAGCTAAATTACGGTATTGAATCATCTCATCATATACGAAGCGTATTACCTTTACTTCAAAGCGAGGATTAATCCACATGGCAAATTTGGTAAATAAGAAAGGATGCATCCATACTTCTTCTTTAGGTCTGCCAGCTTTACCCTTCTCTTTAACCTTACTCTTCTTAACTACCTGATTATCAATTTTAGGGGAATTTTCCCCTAAACCATTTTCACGTTCTTCAGCTATGAGCGCTTCTATAAAATCTCCAGTCCTTTTAGCCAAAAGAAACTCATCCGTTTTTCTTTGTTCATTTCCTTTTACTGAATTCCATTGACGTAACAAGTCCCCACCGTCAAAATAGCTATCTTTTGTTCTCTGACTAACTGTAAATTCACCCATTGGGCGAATCATGATTTGATTCGTTTCCATGTCTTTTCGTTCACAAGATGTTCCGTACATCTTAATACGGGATATAAAAAAATGCGGCAACCGATATAGAGGAGTCGGCCACCGCATCATATCCATTACTCTTAATGAATATATAATATCTTTCTATGCGAAACCTCTATCTATCGCTGTTGCTAGATTAATAAATAATACGGGAAACGCCAAAATAATAGAATGATAAAAATCACCATTTTACGGAAATATGAATTCAACAAACTCACCCGACCAGTTTTCACCTTCACGACAGAATTTATACACATCTCCAACCTTGTATAATATATAAACACATTCATCCATGACAGCAGCCTTCTCTGCGATAGATCGCATATGCTCCATTTCCCTCATTGACTTATTCCCTTGGCACAAGCAGTTTTTCATAATTCGGTTCAATTCCATTTTTTGTTAATAATACTTTATAGTTCGCACCTCCTTATAAATTTCTCAATAGAGGGCATAAGCCTGTACGTAACATAATGCCTCCTTGCTTTGGAGCTTACCTTGAAAATTTTATAACCATATTTCTTCTCAATATCAGAACCAAAAGAAACGCCATAGCTGGCAATCCTTATACCATTTGATATTGGTATTGCCGTGATGGAACTATAAAAATCTCCACGTATGATAAGGTTTGGAGTATTGTTCCCTCTTGCAGAAAAACCCAGATATGAAGGTTTCGGTTTCTGTATCTTTGTCTTCCAATTTTTATAGCGTTCGGCGTTTTTCTTCCAATGCTCTCCATAAGTTTTTTTAAAGTATGGGTCCTCTGTATATCCGGGAATTAAAGGACTTTCATCGCCATCAACACCACTATATAGCTGTTCTCGTATATATTCCTCAAACTGAGGAACATCCCTTTCCATCTTATCCCTTATCATTGGCTGAATGCCATCAGCCAATTTCTTCCAACATCTCGCGTATTCCTCCAATGTCATAGCAAAACGGGGGATCAATCTCCCCCGCCTCCTAAATTACTGTTATTGATAATTCTATTATATACGGAAACCAGCCTTGATTTCCGCCTTTCTCTAGAAATGTCCTTCCAGAATACATCTATATTCTGAGCGACAAACTCATCCAATGAAAGTTTGACCACCTCGGACTCTATAAATGTGACTCCATTAATTCTCATTGTACCCATTGTTCAATTCCAATGACCCCATTATCCTGTAAAACAGAAGGGGATTTAAGCACCGGCACACCTCCTGTCGCTGTAAGCGCACCGTTACTGTATTCCAGTGCTGATACACCAGAAACGACCGTTGAAGCCTTCTCAGACAATATAGATCCATAATATGCAGTAAGATCCGTGCGGTCATAATGATCCACGAGCTTATATGTATTTTCAGAAGATGTCATTTTGACAAACTCAACGTAATTCAATCCCTTGAGAACATTTTCCAAATTGACACCCGCTTGCTTTACAGACATGTTTTTCATCATCTTCTCGGTATCGGAATACATCGCATTAAACGCAAGATAAGCATTCTGACCGCTTGAATCATAAGCCTGTCCTGTAGGGTAAACACCAGATAATGCAAAACCCGCAAGTTCATCTGTCCCGTCATCTTCTCCGTAGATTACATTATTCTTGTCAAAAACATACATATCAAACAATGTATCCTTGTTGGCTACAAGATTAGCTTGTAAAGCTAGATTAAACTTACGCAACGTGAATGTATCCGTCCTTGCCGAATAGCCCGTTATTTCCGACCCGGCATAACCATTTTCTGTTGTATTGGGCTCACCGCCGCTTACCGCGTATTCCGAAAATCCTGTAATAGGATAAATTCTGTCCGGATAATCAGCATGACAGGCTTCCTCCAAAGCCTCAGCAGCCAATTCTTTGGGCAGTTTTTTGCCATGAATGACCAATATAACACCTGCGACCTTGTCCGGTTGCAGGGGGCAGTAACTCATTCCAGTATTAAATCCGGACGTGCTGCCGCACTCTCTAATATCTGTTCGCATAACAATTCTGATTTTTAACTGTTAAATCCAAATCCTTTATTTCAATAGCATCTATCTTTTCGCCAACTTCCTTACCGTCAACATCAACAGCGCCACGTCTTCCAAAACTATAATTTTCTGAATATGTATGGCTTACAATACCGGAGTAACCGAAATCAAATTTATCACATTTTTTTAACTCTTCTATGAATCCGTAATACAAAGGTCGAAGAATACCTTCAAAAGATATCTCACGACGTTGTTCATTTGTATACTTTTCCAGTGTATTGGTAGCGATTATTATGTTTACAGATGCCTTACAAAAATAATTCTCACTATCCCTTTCCTCGTCTAAGGGAACATACAGCCCTATCATTGGGAATTTTCCCGATGCTGTCACCCTGCTTTTCCCAAGAAGAAGAAGTGTTTCCCTTATATAAGAACTGTCACCATATATGTAATTTATCTGTTGATCCATTCTTTTTGACAAGGAAGCACATACATCTGATATTATATCAATTATCATAACCCAAAGGAATTAATTGTTTCCATCAATTCGAAATCGGTGGCGATATCCGGATAGTCCGCATTATTGCCTTGAATCCATCTCACAAGTCTGATATTCATTCTTACCATGTCGTTCCATGCAAACATCATTTTCCTTTCGGGACTTACAAGACGGCCATCATCTCCATCAGCCTTCACTCCTGTAATCGTCGCCTGAGTGTGATTATGTCTCAAGTAATGGAAGTATATATAGTTGGCGATGGGGGATTTGGAAATCTCCCTATCGCCATCACTATATTTCATGACAAGATGCGCTATAAGATCATCCCATCTTTTTTCCTTGGTTTTTCCATCGTTGGAAATATAGGATGAGAATTCCTTATACAACTTTTCCCCTAGGAGCTTCTCTAAATATTCCGGCTCATATTGCATTACAAAGCCTTGAAGGCTGTCAACAATTGCCTTATTGGTCTCAGAAGGAGTATGTATATTCAATACTGCACCTTCGATATCAAGAATACCACCTTGGAAAAAAGTATAATCCACCAACATTACACAATATCTTTGAGGTCCTTCTTTTTATTGAACAAATCTTCAGCACCGATTTTCTTAGCGTCTTCCATCAATTCCGAAGGAACAGTGGCAACACGTCCATCTTGGAAGAACTTGCCTGCAAGTAACATATTAACACTTACTTTATCGCCTTTTTTATAAACGGCCCCGTCCTTTGCGAACTCAACCTCATAAGTTTTAGTCAAATTTACTTTCATGATGTTTAATAAATTTATCCGCCAATACTGGCAGGGGTTATAGCTTCAATAACGGTCGCAATCCTATCCTTGACAAATGCAGTTTTATATTGCTTTTTAATATACGCCATAAGACGTTTTTCACCAAGGATAGTCACCATATTTTTAGTGAAATCATCATTTTCCCATCCAAGTGTAATGGTAAGAACCCATACATCACGGATGTTAAGATAGTTAAAATCACCAACCCAAATATCACCTTGTTTGATTGCAGTGCTGGTTTCCACTTTCAAACCTTGAATCAGTTCATCACCAATACGGAAAGGACGGAGATATTGTCCATTAACATCCTTAGTCAACTGCATCTGTGCATAGTCAAGAGGATGCATAAGCACAAGGTTTGGACGATAAGCCATATTGGACATTGATACAATCTGTGTATACATACCAACAATAACATCATAAGTGTTGGGTTTCTCTACTTTCAGAGTTGTCAAAGAGAATGCAGGTATATCACTCCCAATCCCTTTAATCTGACCGCTGGAACCAGTACCAGACAGAATACCTTCTTCTTCTTTCAAACCAATACGATTGATAATCTCAGCCCTAACCTCCGCAACCAACTGAGGCAAATCAGATAATGTTTCTTCGGTTACTTTTGTGCCAAGAGCCACTTTGCCAGCATTGATAGTAACTTCTGCCAATGTACCGCTCATCATAGGCTTAAGACCGCCTTCTGGAACCCATTCGGCTTCTTCTTCACCCGGATTGAACTCCGCATAAGTCAATGATCGTGTAGATATTGCTGCCACATTGGCAAATTTACGGATTACAGTCTGGGAACGTGGATCAACAGATAACTGACTATCAATTGTCATGTTATAATGTGGTGCCACACCCGTACTCTTCAAGGGATCAGCCTCCTTCTTGTTTATAATAAGCGTAAGGCTTTTCTTAAAACCGGGGGACTGCTTACAAGCCGTTTTCAAGTCCACAGTTTTCTCTCCGTGCTTGCCTACTGTGATGAAATCCTTCAATTGCTCTTCAATCTGCTGGTCTACAGACTTGAACACCATTTGCCCGTCTTCATTCTTATGCATTGCACCTTTCATGCGAACGATTATCTCTTTCATCTCACCAAGTTCCTTACGCACTGTATCCAATTCCTTTTCGGAATCTATCTTTTGAGAAACCTCATTTAATTTATCCTCAAAAGTTTTTTTGTCGATAGTATCGTGCATAAAATCGCCTACAGTAGCGTTTATTGCGTCCTGCAACGCCTGTAATGACTTCACGGAAACCTCATCCATTACCGACAAATCAATTTTGCTTAAAAAGTCAAATTTCATGCTTCTTTAAGTTTTAAAGGTTTTGTAAATAGTTTTATTTTTTCATCGGCTCCCTCTTCATCAAGTGGCTTGTCTGCCGGCTTGTATCGAGCGAGTGACATCGCTTTTCTTACTAACATTTGGATTTCCTCCCTCTTTCTTATCGGAAGTCCTTTACATACATCACTTATTTCAACCGGAAGTGACTCCAACGCACTTTCATATTCTTCTGCCGATTTCAGACCAAGATATTCAGTTTCTCCGTTACATCCTATGGACACTACGGATATCTCATACAGAATGACTTCCTTTACAACCAAGCAATCACGTTCCCTGTCATATTCACATTTTTCCCATACATAACTATAACCTATAGAGAACTGGTTCAAAGTGCCACTTTCAAGCTGCTTCAACGCTTGATTTCCTCTTTCCACATCATCAATAGACGCTTCAAAGTAAAGCCCTTTCTCATCTTCTTGCAGAAGCGTAATGCGTCCTATAGGCTCATGCATGTCATGCATCCACAACATGATAATCTTATCATTAGCAGAACTTCCCGGGCCTCTCTCCTGTATGCTTTTTGAAAAACAACCTTTCAGGAGCATGTCACCGGACTTATCAATGTTATTGAAAACCGCAGCATAACCACTGATAGTCCTACTGCCAGAATCATATTGTATCTCCTTTGCATAAAAAGCTAAGGATTTATACTGCTTCCCCAACCTGTTCTTGTATTTGCTTGTCTCCATCATTATTTATTTCACTTTTAAATTCTCCCTTAGGGTTATCAGGATCAATATCTGTAAAATTGGACATTTCGGTTCTTGCTTCTTCAAAAGTAATCAGCCGATTGTTATACAATGAAGCTACAGCATTAGAGGCTGTAGACAAGGCATCCGCCAATTCTTTCATATCCTTTTGAAGGCAAGGGACATGAGTGAAGTCCATTTTGATTATTGCCCTGTCCTTACATATAGCATTAGTCAGAACCTCTGTTATAGATTCACTGTCAGGGATAATAAGATCCTGATATGCCGCTTTCTTTGCTTGAGAAGAGTTATCATAAGTACTTCCTTGTATAATCAGATTGGGGTCAAAGCCTATCGTCTGAGCTATCGCTTCCAAACACGCCTTATCCTCCTCATGAAGCTTCAATTGGTCTGTATTTGACCCCAATGTAATCCACCCTAGTTTCTTAGGAGTCACCATGATTTCATACAACTTATGCACTATACCATATTTCCTTTTGAAATCATCCTGCAATTTCTTGGATTCAGACGGAGTAATAGCTGCATTCCCTACGTCAGTCGTATCATTCCCGTATAGTATCCCTTTAGGTCCTCCATTAACAATAAGGTTTCCTCTCCCTATCAGTTGAGCCATATAGTTTCGAGTATGAGTAGATAATGCGTCCACAGGGGAGTGGAAGGTAATTCTCCCTCCATTATTACTTGGAATATCCATTATCGAATCGTATATGACAAAATACTCCTCATCACCAAGTTCTATATTCTCATTTCCCCAACGTATATATACCTTACTAGCAATTGAAGAAAGCTCTGTTTGAGTAAACGGGCCCTTACCGAATGATTCCATGTAGAATAATTCGGGAGGTATTACCATCATGGATTTAGGGAGATCAGACTTTAAAGCTCTTAGTGTATAGACAGGGCAAAATCCGAAACACTTCAAAGATATCTCAATCTGCTTTATAAAAGAACGCCCACTCTGTATCACATTCGGACGATTCAAAAGAGTCACAATGTCTTTAAAACTCCTCTTCTCGTTTCCGTTAATATCCGTCACATAATACCGCCCATTCTGCATCATTCTTCCGCAATGATCTAGAACCATTGCAAACGGCCAACATTCATGTAAGGCTCTTGATTTCCCTTCAACGGTCGACATGTCAAAATCTATATTCCCTCTATTGTCAGAATACAGATTTTCCACCCATTTAGGAACATAAATAAAATTACCACCATCATCTTTACCATGATAAGTAGCATCACTATACATATCCTTATTCGGCTTCTTTAAAGAAGGTATCTTAAACCATTGTTTCATTGTTCAACAATAAAGGCAACCGCCGTTATAATACAGCAATTGCCTCCACAGTGATCACGTTCTAAAAGTGGGTATGGTGTAACTTCACACCATGAAGGCTATTGCCTGCTACAAAGGAACAAATTAATTTATTTATTAACAAACAATTTAAATATTATTTTTGTTTAATCTAAATTGAAATAACAGATTATACAACATATATTTTATTAACCTTTTTTCCATGTGGATACAACCTGTTTGATATCTTTGCTATTGTCTTCTTGGGAAAATGGGATAGAGAGTAGGGCGTGGATTGAACGGCTGCTGTGCTTTTTGCTAGCGGTCGTTCTTTTTTTGTATTCTTATTTGCGAAAGAGAGAAGCAATATTTATCTTTGTGGAAGCGTGTGAAGATGCACGCCACATTGATTATGACGAAAAGACATACTACATATTTGATAAAGCCAAGAGCTTGTTGCGGATTAGTTTCCGTGGCAGGCTCTTTTTTTGTCATACAAAATAAAGGTTAGTTTGAAAATCGGGTAATCCAAAACGTGTAATTGACGGTAATTAAAAGCGAACATAAAATCAGGTAATATGACAGATTTAGTTTTTAAAGGTCAGAATGATCAAGTTTTAACCAATAGCCTAAAGGATTTTATTGAAACAATGTATCCTGATTTAGGAGTTTGTATAAAGTTGTATGAAGATTGTTACACAAAATGTATAATTTGTGCTGACGGTAGCGTATTAACGCAACTTGAATTAGCTGATTCATTAATGGAATATGCGCTCCTTGGTAATTTTGACAAAGCTGTAGTTGTAAATAGTTACTTATTCGGGGATTGTAAGATGTTGCATTATGCGATACTTAAAACTATGGCAGAAGTATTAAGTAATCCTCCCAAAAATTGTAAAAATAGAAGTACATATCTTATGAAAGACAAGAATACAGGTCTTGTAAAAATAGGTTCTTCTTCAGATATATCCGTTCGTATTCAGACATTATCTTGTGGGAATCCATATCTATCTATATTGGCTGTTCTTGATAAAAACATAGAAAAAGAACTTCATCTCAAATTTGCAGATAAAAAAATAAAAGGTGAGTTTTATAATCTTACAAATGAGGATGTGTCACATATAATAAAAAAATATGGATTTACAAGCCATGTAAAATCTATTATATAAAACTTGCTTTCAATGAGAAATGTAATCTACAGTTTTATCAACGAGCACATGATGATACATATTGTGCTTATAGCCTTGTGTATTGCGGCTACAATGGGGGCGATGTTAGTGGACCTTATTACGGGAGTTATGAAAGCCAAACAACGGGGAGAGGCAAGAACATCCACGGGGTATAAGAAAACAGCCGTCAAAGCGAAGAAGTATTTCACCCCGTTCATAGAATTGTGCTTCATTGACCTGTTATGCTGCGTAGTTATCCCCTTCCCTGTTTTTTCAATGATTTGGACGGGGTACTGCATTTTCTGTGAGTTTAAATCAGTTCGTGAAAAATCATGGGAAAAAGCGGAGTTGCGCAAGGCAGAAAACACAATGAGTGTGATTATCGAGAACAAGGATGATATTGCCAAGATCATGGCTCAGATATTGTTTGATAATGAAAACAAGAAGGAGGGAAAGAAATGAAGTATTTTACAATTGCGGAACTCTGCAAGTCAACGACTGCTGACCGCTTGGGTATCAACAACAGATGCAGACAGGAGCATGTGACTGCTCTGACTGCCTTGGTGGATAACGTACTGGACCCGTTACGCACATGGTGGGGAAAGCCTATAACAGTAAACAGTGGTTATCGCTGCCCGAAACTTAATGCGGCTGTCAAGGGAAGTAAGACCTCGCAGCACATGAAAGGGGAAGCTGCTGATATTGATACTGGAGACCGTCAGCAAAACAAGTTGTTGTTTGAATATATCCGCAAGAACCTGCCCTATGATCAATTGATTAACGAAAGCAATTTTGCATGGGTGCACGTCAGTTATCGAGCTGACGGTGCCAATAGAAAACAAGTGTTAAGTTTATGAAACAAAGGATCTATATATGGATTGCGATAACGATAGCATTGCTATTGGCACTTATTTAAATACAATAATATGAAATGGCTTCCTTATATATTAATAATTGTACTCGCTTTCGGTTTAGGATGGTTTGTAAAGCCATCCCCCGAAGCAGTTATAGAGGCAAGAACGGATACGGTGTTCAGTACAAGTATCATTGTAAAGAGAGATACTGTAAAATATTATCTTCCTTCTCCAATACTGTGTTGGCATGATGGTGATACAATCCATGTAGGAGACACTGTTCTTCCTGTTGAGCAGAAGATATACAGAGATAGTGATTACATCGCTTATGTGAGTGGTTACAGACCTAACCTAGATAGTATCTATGTTTGCTCTAAAACACAGACAGTAACAAACGATATCCATCACACGGTGAAGATAAAACCCGGAAGATGGGGACTGGGAATAACAGCCGGTTATGGATTTGGTAAGGATGGCTTTTCTCCTGCGGTTATCGCAGGAATAAGTTATAGAATATGGTAACCAACAGAAAGGAGGTAAAAAGATGAGATAGCAACATCAGGTATTATTCGCCACAGGTAGAAGTGTGGCATATAATAGAAAAACTCATTTGATAAAAGTAATTCTTTCAGGGGGCAGAATTAAAATAACCCCCGACACTTGAAGTTTAACGCCAATCAAACTTTAAAGCATACAAAAGCATACATAGGTAAGTGTCAGGGGTAGTAATATCCAGTTATATATACTTCATAAGGATGCTAACCCGTTTATCGAATACGGCCCGGTAGCCGGCGTTTCCGCTCCCAAGCCGAAATATCCTATGGCATCCCCTATGGGACAGTTGCCCCAAATGGAAATGGTTGTGGATGTTGTTGTCTGTATCAACGGGCAGAACACGACTTTCCAAAATCTTCCTGCCGGCATGGATATAGCCGACTTCGGACAGAACGGCAATATCGTAGTGTCATGCTCACGTGATGCGATGAATAACGAGGTCGCTTCTATGAAACAGAAAAGCATAGACATCATCAACAGCATGGATTTTCACAATTCCGTCATTGCAGGGTGTGACAAGATGCTTACGCTCTTGAACCCTGAATTTGCCGAGAAACAACGTCAGGAGCAGGAAATATCCTCTCTGAAAGGGCAAATGGCGGAAATGAGCAAGAACATGTCTGACCTTATGGAATTGAACAAACGGCTTATGGAACAGCTCGGAGTGGTTGAAACATCCAAGACAAAGGAATGATTATGGGAATGTGGGAAATATTAGAAGAAGGGCGTGACGATTACGGACGCGGCTTCGGTATGAGAGGTGACGAGGTGGAAGAAGCCTACAAGGAAGGCTGCCGCCACGGTTACGAAAAGGCCATGAGAGAGGTTCATGGAGACATGGGCTTCCGTGATGGCGGAAGAAATTATTCAGGATCAGGTATGGGAGAACGCAGATATCCCGGCTATTTCCCTGAATATCCCCGCATGGATGACATGGGAGAACGCAGACGCAGACGCGCCAACGGTGAGTTTTATTAATGGTGGAGGGGTGGAATGCCCCTCTTTTTAAACAAAGGTTATGGAACAGAGATTGGATACATACAGCAGATTCCCATCTGGCATGAGGGAATATCTGGAAGCATACGGCTTTCATTCCAGCAAGAAACTTTATGAATGGGCCGTCTCAAAAATGAAAGTGAAAGACGAAACCACGGGTAAAGAAAAGAAGTTGGAGCCGTGGAGCAAAGATGAAGTGGACGATATGCTGAAAGCGAACGGAATTACCATCGAGCACGACAAGGGTTATGACGTTGCTTATGTCGCAAACATGCTGAAAGCGGATTTCCATAAAAAATCATTGGTTGACGAGGCGCATTTGTGCAAGCATATAAAGTGCTACCTTGATGATATTGATGGCGATCCTTGCAGGGCGTTTGACGAGTTCTTTGCCACCTGTATAGGTAAAGGGATTCCTGTAATCCGGTCGGATGTGATATGATTGTTCAGGAGTTCTACATACCAAAATATGGGGACTGGCACGTCAAAGTGTATTATGCGGTACACACCTATTGGGCGGATCGGATCATTATGGACCTGTACCGTATAGGATGCAGGGGGGATTCCCTCAAGCGTGCGTATCGCAATCTGACTGAAGGCAGAATGAATACCGGTCCAACCTATTCGGACTACAGGAGAAGAGAAACAGTAATGGTTATCTCACTAACCTCCACTCCCGAAGAGTTTCAAAATTCGTGGGATCACGAAAAAGGTCATTTGTGCCGGCATATCTCCAAGGCTTTCGGGATTGATCCCTATGGTGAGGAAGCGCAGTATCTTAGCGGATATGTGGGGCAGAAGATGTTTCCGGTAGCGAAGAAATTTTTATGTGAACATTGCAGAAAGGGACTGGAAAAATAATAATCGAACAGAAGCGTTCTTTGACTTGTTGGAATTACCGTTTTTACAAAATAGTCGTGAAATTATATACATAAATCCAATAAAATTATATATCTTAATTATAGATATATATTGGCATAACAAATACTTTAGTCTATCTTTGAGCCGAATTTTAAATTATAGATGGAAATGGAACAAGAAAACAACAATGCGGTTCTTTCTTTTGAAGACTTTAAAAACCAAAACGGCATCGTTTATTGGTGGGCCTCAGAAGTAATGGTTATGCTTGGATATAATGATATGAAAGCATTTTGTAAAGTTCTTGACCGCGCAACAAAGGCTTTTGTTTCGCTCAACATTCCTCATTATGAAAATATAATAGCTGTGAAACGCAATAATAATGGTGTTGAGTTCCAAGACTTCAAACTTACACGTTTTGCGTGTTATCTTGCTGCTATGAATGGCGATCCAAAGAAGCCGGAAGTAGCATTGGCGCAAGCTTATTTCGCACAGCAAACACGAAAATTTGAATTATACATTGAAAACAATCAGGAAATAGACCGCGTGCTAATACGTGAAGAACTTGCAGATGGAAACAAATCTCTCGCTTCAACGGCAAAAGCCGCAAATGTTACTGATTATGCAAAGTTTCAAAATGCAGGTTATCTGGGTATGTATAATATGGAATCGTGGAAGCTTGAAAAGAAACGTGGCGTTAAAAAAGGAAAGCTATTTGACAGAATGAGCCGTACCGAACTTGCTGCCAATCTATTCCGTGTTACCCAAACCGAAGAGCTTATAAAGAGTAAACAAATATCTGGACAAGCTAATTTAGAACAAACACACTATACTGTTGGAAGACAAGTCCGAAATATAGTAGAACAAAATACCGGGCGCAAACCTGAACAGTTGCCACAAGAAAAAGAATTGCCTATAATTAAAAAAGCTCTTAAAATGACAGCAAAGGAAATGAAAAAGATTGATAAATGATTTTTTCGAATTGTAGTTTTGTCCTGCAATCTAAAGGTGCGAAAAAAGATAACCCCCATACATCTACACTAGTGAGCTACGGTCAACGTAGCCTTTCAATGTATCAAGGGCTATCTTCATGGCGCAAAGATAAAATTAAATATTCAAAAACGCAAAATAAAGTAACTATTTAGCATTAAGCGGTAATTCCCAACGGGTTTTACCGCTTTTTTCATGTTAACAGAATATGGAAGAAGATAAGTTGAACATATTGCTTGAGCAGGCTGATGATGTGCCTCACTGGTATTTCTGCCGTTTACTTGCTGTGATGCGATGGAACGTATAGAGAGGTTCATTTATAGGCTGATACCAGCGAAACAAACAATGATGCAATTGTTTGTGCAAACTCAATACATTTGTTAGCCTCTTCGGGGAAATCACTTTCTGGTTTTTTCCCCATTAGTTCAAGTTCCAAGCTCATTTTTTGAATATTAGCTTTCTTTATTTCATACGCAGCTTTGAATCCTCCGAATTGGGCTATCTCATATAGTTTGCAAGTAGGATATATATCACTACAATCCCAATATTGAGAAATATTTTCTTTTATTATGTATCCTTTTTCAAAGAAGTCCATAATCACCATTTCAAATTGTTTCCCATTAATTTTTAAATTGGGAACATCATTAGGAGTAAAACAGAATGTTTTTCTTTCATGGGCCGCCATATCAAGGATTGCTTTCATTATTTTATCCTTTTCCTTAGGAGTTATAGCCCCACAAAAGTTGCGTTCGTTTGAATGTTGAATGTCAATCATAGCACCTCCTTTTTTTATCGAGTAATTTTATCTTTCTTATATTCAGTATTTTATATATTGTGTTATTTAGAATAATGTATAAATAGCAAATAGTATCACAAAAAGATACTTTAATCTTTTGTAGTATCATTAATTAATGCTACATTTGCAATGTGAAAACGAACTGAATACAGTTTTATTTCGCAACGGCAATAATTAATATACAAATATATGAATAAAATAGGAAGAACCAAAGAAATCCCACGGATAATCGTTCCACAAGGTGCACAGAAACACATCGCATCTCATTTCGGGGTTAGCGGTGAAACAGTACGCAGAGCATTAAAGTACATTATCAACACTGAACTTGCAGTAAGAATAAGGGAAGAGGCGATAAAGAATTATGGTGGTGCAGAATCCATTATCAGAGTGAAAATATAAATATTCAAAGGTTATGATGACAAGAACAGAAATGAATATGCTCACGGAAAGATTTGCGGAAGTGACGGGAAAACAGAATGATTCTGTAATGAATTCTGCCAGATGCGCAGAATATCTAGGAATATCTCAAGGGGCTTATCCTCACAACCAAAAACAAGGTAGTCAAATATGTGATATGGAATGTGATCGTATAAGTTATCTAAAGAAACAATTGGCTTGTATTTCAGCAGACAAATAAATATATCCCCTCCCGTAAGATTCGGGGTAACAACCGGTTTAAGCCGTTGAGGGGAACTGTTCAAAGTTCTTTCACACATTGTAAATGTTTATATGGTGTAACTCATAAGCCATATAATGCAGACAAACGGACTGATTATAGGAGTCAATACCAGCAGGGATGCCGTGACGTATTGAGGGTCTATAATAATTGATTGAACATACTTTCGGTGCACCGATTTGTCCTTAGTGCATTAAGTAAACTTGGTTGGGCACAAGTACCGCCGGAAGGTCTAATATATCCCCTCCCGTAAGATTCGGGGTAACAACCGGTTTAAGCCGTTGAGGGGAACAATATAAAAATGCATATTATGAAAACAGCTAATTTTATCCTGTCTATATTTGCCACCCTATGTTCCTTAGGAATGATTTATGGTGCGATAGTTACGGAAAGTCCTATAAAATCCGTATCGGTGATTATATTTTCCATTATCTCATTATTGTGTGTGAGATTGGTGGTAATGACATACAGGGAGTTAAAGGAATATGAATGATTTTTTCATCTAGTTTTTTTGTTATTTTCATAAAGTTTTTGCTGTCTGTCCGTGCCGGTATGTGAATATAGGTACGGGATTTCACCGTCCATGGTTGGTCCTGTCTAAGGTAATAAACATAAATAATTATCTGTTCTAATCTCTACTTTCATTTAACGGATAGTATGGCGGTCCGATTCCGCTGACGGTGGCTGTAAGTTATCATAAGTGATAGATTAAGCCGTTTAGGTTTTGCTCCTGTAGTCTGTGAAGATAGCAGGAGTTTTTTAATTGGAAACAAGTTAAGTTATGGATATAAATATAATAAAGGAGAAAGCCAGAGAGTATGCAAATGGCATACATGGAATTACGCACAAAAGAACAGCATCAGTGGATTTTGAAAAAGGTGCTCAATTTGTTTTGGAATCCATGAAATGGAGGAATGCAGAAAAAGATCCTCCACCATTAGACACAAGAGTGTTTGTAAAGAGTTCCGGGAAATTTGTGAATACCGGGATGTTGGTATTCGATAGTGAGCATAAGAAGAACATTTGGATATGTGGAAATACTAACCGGGCATGGGACATTGATTTTTGGAAACCATTGCCACAATAATTAGATAAACTTAAAATAAATGGTTATGAAGAAAGGTGATAAAGTACGTGAGATAGGTGATACGTTGACAGGTACAATAGTTTATATCGCTAACGGATATGCTGATGTCAAATATCCTAATATGAAAGGTGTATGCTCATTGCCGATCCAATTTCTTGAAAAGGTATGAGAACTATAAGCCAGATAAGCGATGAATTGGAAAAGCTTTATTCAGAGCTTGATATAGTCCAGTCAATGAGTGAGGAATCGGTAAGGCTCACATTCAATGCTGAATGTAAGGGCAAGTATATATCCTTGCTTAATGAAGAAATCGGTTCTCTAGAAAACGAACTTGAAGAAGTGGAAAGATATCATGGCAGGAAGCGGAACTTTGTAAGGACTGCGGACCTGCCTTTTTTGTGTTGGTAAAAGCGAACATCTTAAAATTTAAATATTATGCCTATAGTTAAGAAAAATGATGTTTTACCGGAGCGTCCTGTAATTATTGTATTATATGGAGTACCCGGAAGTGGGAAAACCTCAGTAGCTACAACAGCGGATAATCCTTTATTGATAGATTGCGACAGGGGGGCAGACCGCGCAGTACAACGTTGTGATACCATAATGGCTAAATGTTGGAAGGATATTGATTCAGAACGTGAATCTATGAAAGATTACAAAACAATAGTTGTCGATACAGCCAAATCAATGATAGACGATTATCTGAGTCAATATGCTATTGACAATAATTATAAATTGAAAACGAATACTTTAAAACGGTTTGGGCAGATGGGCGAGGACTTTAAAGAGTTCGTCAACTTTCTTCGCTCGAATGGTTCTGACATTGTTTTTATATGCCATGACAAGGAAACGGCAGACGGTGATGTGATAAAGCACTCTCCGGATAGCACAGGGCAATCAAAAGACCTGCTTGTCAGGATAGCTGACCAAGTTGGATATGTATTCATACAAAATGGGAAGCGTTCTATTTCATTTGCACCGTTGGATAATTTTGTAGGCAAAAATGTAGCAGGACTTGGAACTGTGGTAATACCTGATTATGGAACAACCGAGTTTGATACATGTATGTCTGACATTATATCGAAAGTGAAGATATCAATTCAAGGAAAAGGAGAAGCACAAGCAAAAGCTAATGAACAGCTTGCGGCAATACGTGAACAGCTTGCCGCCGCAATGACCGATGAAGATATTCTTGCCTTGATGGAGGCTACAAAACTATTACCTAAAATTATGCGAGTACCCTTCTTTTCTGAGATGCAGAAGAGTCTTGCAGCAAAAGGATTCACTTTCGATCAAGATAAAAAGTTATTCGTGAAAGTATGATACCGCTAATTCGCGTAACAATTTTAGAAGCATTCCGAAAGTACATAGAGCAAAGCGATTATGCCAACTATGAGATAACGGAGCAATCCGTTATTGACAGTATAACAGGCAAGTTCACGGGTAATGTGTATACAAAAATTGGACAGGCATTTCATAAAATAGTGGAAGAAGGTACACCGAAATGTGATAAAGTAGATGCAGGAGAACGTACCTTCCTCCATTATAATAAAGAACAAAAAGAGCCTGTTCCTTGTGGTAGATCCTTTGACATTGAAGGTGATAAAGTGATTATGGATATTGCACAATGCAAGACCGCGCTTTCCTATCGTAACGAATACCCGAATGCTTTTCATGAGATAAGACTGTATAAGGATTTTGGAGATGCTATTATAACAGGATGTGCCGATATGGTGAATGGTGTGGAGATCAGGGACATTAAGACTAAATATTCTTATCCTACCGATGCCGATTACATCAATTCTTGCCAATGGCGGTTTTATCTCCAGCTATTCAATTTAGACGTGTTTCACTTTGACTTGTTCATCTTTGAAGGATACGACAAAGATAAGCATGGATATGATGTCAGAGGACTTCCATTGAAACGCTATGGGCCTGCTATTACATGTTATCGTTATGATGGTATGGAGCAGGATAATATGAATCTATTACACTCTTTTTTAGAGTGGGTAGAATACAGAGATCTAACCAAGTATTTATTAAAAGAAAAAATAGAAAATTAATTATGGCAATTTTAAGTGGTTCTATCTGTCTCTCTGATATACCCCGTGAGCAGATGAAGAAAATTAAGTGTAAGGATGGAGTTGAAAGAATCTATGTGAATGTGGCTGTTATCGAGCGCAGAGAGAAATCCCAGTTTGGGCATACGCATTTCATCACTTGTTCCCCTAAAAAGGAGGAACGGGTAGAAGGAAGGAACTATATCTGCGGGGACCTCAAAGAGTTTATACCTCAGAATACATCACCCACCCCAGAGGATATAAATAATGCTCCTAGCGTGTCGGATAATGATCTGGATTTGCCCTTCTGATGAAGTACGATGGCTCTAATCCTCTCCACGTCCAGCAGGCAAGAGCGAAGCTGGAGAAGTTGATAAAGGAACAGAAGGTGTTTGAATTGACGGAAAAGAAACCGCAAAGATCTTTAAATCAGAACAAATACCTTCATGTCTGCCTTGCTTATTTCGGTTGCCAAATCGGTGAAACGATGGAATATGTAAAGCGGAACTATTACAAGATTCTCTGCAACAAAGACACTTTCGTCCGTGAGAGAGAAGACAAGTTTTTGGGTCGGATAAAGTATCTACGAAGTTCTTCTGATCTTGACAGCGCGGAGATGAGCCTAACTATTGAGCGGTTCCGGAATTTTTCGAGTGCCCAATGTGGCATATATATCCCATCTCCAGACGAAGGACGTTTGATTCAGTTGATGGAGATAGAGGTCGAACAAAACAAATTTCATATCTGAAACAATGATTATACGAATTAGTGCCTTTATCATTACGGCAATATCTTTCTTGATATTGTTTTATAAGAATGACAGTGATAATTATATGGCTATCCTGTTACAAATAATAGTATGGCTGATGTTGATATATGCTGAACTTTGCGATATAGAATCGCTCCTTTAGGTTATTATCATGAAACTTACTTTGACAAAACAAGAAGTGCTTCTCATCCAGTCACTTCTTCATATTTATAAAAACGAGTTGCCCGATGACGGAACAGAGAAGCATGGACGTTTTGTCGGGAAGCTGTACAAGAAAATCAAAAGACAAATTATTAATCAATTAAAGCAATAAAATTATGGAATCGAATATTTCGCGCGATCATATTGCGCTTGAAGCAATGAAGTGCATGATGATGACAGCAAAACGCAGGAGAACTTTATGGAACAGGATTGTCACATTGTTTTTCCCGTCCAAAGAAGTTAGTGTTACAAACTACTACTATAAAGGACAGGCTAAATCAGCTTACCAAATAGCTGATGCAATGATTAAGGAACGTAACAAGACAAAGGAGGAATGATATGTATTACGAGGTAAAGTTAAAGGTGATGAAACCTAACAAGGACGGTCTTGAAAAAGAAGTAAAAGAACACTTCATTACAGACTGCTCACTTTTTGCAGAAGCGGAAGCCAAAGGGCTTGAACAGTACGCATCCGATAATATGGAATCTGATGTCTTCTCCATTTCACGTTCAAACATCATTGGGATAATCAACGAAAAGACAGAAGACAAGCCATTCTTCAAGGCTACCATTGTAGATACTCAGATTGATGAGAACGGCAATGAGAAAGAATTGAAATACTATAATTTGGTTTGCGCAAAGGATTTAAAGGAGGCAAACACTTTGATGGAACAACACCTTTCACAAGGTTTGTCTGATATGAGATTGGATGCGATTGTTAAAACCAAAATAATTGATTTGATTTAGTTATGGAAGAGTTTATTTCAGATTGGTTCATTCCGATGGATTTCGGTAATGATATGCCGGACGAAGAGTCGGATGGTGAGGATAATTTCAATTTTGATTGAATAATGTTAGGCGGTATGTGGTATAATGTGAGAATGGCTGTCACACCCTATATGGTTTCCCTGGATGCAGGTTCGATTCCTGTTACCGCTTCATAAATGTGAGCCACACATAAATGGCATGGGTTAATAAATAATGGTTGTGCCCCGGAGAATGCGCTTCGGGGCTTTTAATTAAAAAGATAGGATGAGACATTTAGAAGATCAGCTTCAAAAGTCTATTATTCGATATTGGGATTTTAAATACCCTAAATGGACGAAAAGGCTCCATCATTCTCCCAATGGAGGAAAGCGTAATGCTATTGAAGCTTCCAAGTTCAAGCAGATGGGTGTTCGTGCTGGCTTCCCTGATTTGATACTGCTTATACCAAATAGATTCTATCCCTTTTGTGGTATTGAATTAAAAGCAAAGACAGGCAGACAGTCAGAGAATCAGAAAGCCTATCAAAAGGAATTTGAGAGTATTGGGGCAAAATATGTTGTTGTCCGATCATTGGACGAGTTTATTAAAGTGGTGGATAATTATTTGAAAGATATATGACTTATATAGAACTGATTAATTGGTTTTGGTCTCTTGACGAAGACTGGGAATTTACCTGCTGTGAAACGAGGCTTTATTTTTACTTGCTAAAAACAGCGAATCGTTTAGGCTGGGTGGATAGCTGGACGCGTAGTGATACAAAGGTATCATCTGACGTGGGAGTGTCGGTCAACTCAATGAAATCAGCACGTAACAGATTAGTTCAGGCGGGTCTTATCACATTCAAATCAGGCGGAAAAGGACAACGTGACAAAACAAGGTATCAGATTAGCTATCAAAATTTGACACCTAAAGTTGAACCTAAAGTTGAACCTAACCTTATACCTAACCATGAACCTAACCATGAACCTAAGCCCTTACAGTATAATGTACGCGCATTAGACAAAGATAAAGACAAAGATAATTATCTCTCTCCCCCGCGCGCGTATGAAGAAATTCCGACTGGGATTTTTGAAAGGAGGCTGGATGAGTGCTATGAAGAATTGAAGTCGGATAGTTCATGGATGGAAGCTGTCTGCATGAATACTCGTTTATGTGGGTATAAGGATTTCGCGCCTCCTGATTTTTATGATTATTTGGAGAAGTTCTTTATGAAGCTCCAAAACGAGGGAGAAACTGTTAAATCACCCCAAGATGCAAAATCGCATTTTGCCCGATGGCTGAAAATTGAACTTGAAAAACAACGGAACAATGGAAACAACAATAGGCACAATTATACAGACAAACAGGAAGCTAACGCCTACGCTCTTAGCTTGCTACAACAACATAAGCGAGACCTCGAAGAAGGCTTGGCTGACCAAATGGAAAGACCGTTCTGAGGTTGAAAGAGTATTTTCACCGGTCCAGTGGGGATATGCCCTTCAAAACCCGGAAAGGGCTTATATGGCAGATTGCCCTTCATTGATGCAGTATGATGCGCTTTACGGCTATGGCTCTTCCGAATATTGGATTGACATACAGGTGTCCGGCATATTCGGGGCTTCCAACAGCAAGGAAAAGGGCGTTGCCGATGGGATAAGAATCTTTTGTCAGTCCTTTGCCTCACAGGTCAAGGCTTACAAGCTTTCTGAACTGATGCTGTTTTTTGCACGCTACAAGGCCGGGAAGTATGATGATTCATTCGCATCCTTTGATGCCAGAAGAATAGGCAATGCCTTCTTCAAGGAGTTCTATTCCGAAAGAAATTATGAACTGGACGCGATAAACCGAAAAAGGGTGCAGGATGAGATAGAGAACAGAAAATTCATTCCCCCTGAAGGATATTCTTCTTTGACTTTATACAACGAATTGAAACGCCGGGCTGAATCCGGAGATGAGGAAGCCAGAAAAATGCTGATGTCACCATGAGTATGGCAAAGAAAATCAAACCGGGAATTGTATATGTCAAATGCCGGAATTGCAAGAATGCCTCGGACTTCGGGGATAATTCCGCGTATTGTAAGGCTAAAGGGCATAGAGTGTGTGCCTGTGACAGATATGGGCAAATTTGCAACAGTTTTTTAAAGAAGTAATTATGAAAGATATTGAACTATATAGAGACTCATTTCAAAATTTTCGTAGCTATCAATTACCTAAAGCACAATTGATTATAGCGGATGTACCTTATAATTTGGGTACTAATGCTTATGCAAGCAATCCTTCATGGTATAAGGATGGGGATAATAAAAACGGAGAAAGTGACCTTGCAGGGAAAAAGTTTTTTAATTCGGAAAATGAATTTCGCCCTGCCGAGTTTATGCATTTTTGCAGTGACATGCTGGTAAAAGAACCGAAGAAACCCGGTAAATCCCCTTGCATGATAATATTCTGCGAATACGAACAGCAGTTCATGTTCATAGAACTTGGTAAGAAGTACGGGCTAATGAAATACATTCCGTTGGTATTCCGTAAGAACTTTTCCGCACAAGTATTAAAAGCCAATATGAAGATTGTTGGTAATTGTGAATACGGTTTGTTGTTATATAGAGATAAACTACCGAAATTCAATAATGATGGAAGGATGATATTCAACTGCTTCGACTGGGTTAGAGATGATGATAATCCTAAAGTACATCCAACACAGAAACCTATTCCCTTACTTCGTAGACTGATTGAAATCTTCACCGATAAGGGTGATGTAGTTATAGACCCTGTAGCTGGAAGTGGAAGTACGCTTTTGGCTGCCGCGCAATGTGGAAGAAAGGCATACGGTTTTGAGATCGACAGGAATTTCTACAATGATGCCAACAAGTACATTTTATCAAGAATTCAAAAAACATTATTTCAATGAATACCGAAACGCTTATAAAGATACGTGAATGGGAAGCGGAACGCGACAGAAACCTGCGCATCCACTGTCCTCTTGTAGCTGCCAAGTTTCAAAGATGGATTGACAGGGTGAAGAAAGAGGACGATAGACCGCATTTCCAGCCCTGTGACAAGAATTTCAACAAGAAAGCCTGTAGTTGATGCTTCCATGCAGTAAAATTGATTGTACGGCTTTAAAATGGCTTGTATCAAATAGAATAATTGTTAAAGAATACACGATCATGCAAGGAACAGACAAACTGAATACGATAACCAACATCGTATTTGTCCTCACGGACGTTTTAGAAACCAACCTTCTAGAAATGCAGCAGC